TGATCCAATGCAAGCAGCAGATTGGGCAGACAGAAAAATAGCACAATTAGTTAAAGAAGGTGAATTAGAGCCTAGAAATGATCCATCAACACCTGCGCCAAAAAAAGACCAAATTAAAGGAAGCAAAAAAAATCCTAAAGGATCAGCTAGCGGAAAAGCAGGCGGAATTAAATTTAGTGAAGGAACTGAAAAAGCAATTAAAAATAGAATTAAAGAACATAACGAAGAAGTTGAAGGAATGGCTTCATGGCGAAGATTAAAAGCTTCATCTGCTAAAGCGGTTGTAAGAAGAGGCTTTGGCGCTTTTTCAACAAGTCATAGGCCAGGTGTAAGTAGGCAAGCATGGGGTTTAGCTAGATTGAAAGCCTTTAGTTATTTATTAAAAAATGATAGGCCAAAAAATCCAAACTATAAATCAGACAATGATTTACTTCCTAAAGAACATCCAAGATATAGTGCTAAAAAAGAAAATAAATTTGCACAGCATGAAAATGTTTTCGACAAAGCAATTGCAATGTCACAAACAATAGAAAAGCTTAAAAGCTTTACTAATATAAAAAACATGGAAAGACAAACTGAAAATAGAAGTTTTACATTTGCAGCAGTAGAAGAAAGAAATACAGAAGATAAAGATACTTTATTATTTACAGGTTATGCTTCTGTATTTGATAAGCCTTATGGAGTTCGAGATAGTAAAGGGCAATATAATGAAACCATTAAACCAGGCGCTTTCAAAAAAACACTTCAAGAACAAGATGATGTAAGATTTTTAGTTAATCATGATGGCATTCCTCTAGCAAGAACTTCTTCAAATACTTTACAGCTTGAAGAAGATGATTATGGTTTATTTGTAAGAGCTGAACTTGATCCATCAAATCCTACTGTTGCTGAGGTTGCAAGCGCTATGAAAAGAGGAGATTTAAATGAAATGTCTTTTGCTTTTGCCGCTATTAAAGATAATTTTGATGAAAGAGGCGAAAACAGAGAAGTAAATGAAGCTAGGCTATTCGATGTAAGTGTAGTTACATATCCTGCAAATCCTTGGGCCGGAGCAAAGCTTAGAGGAATTGATATTGACAACTTGCACAAAGAATTAGTTGAAGCAAGAAATGGTGAACAAGCAAAAGAAATTTTAGAAGGTTTTATTAACAAAGTTGCAGAAAGTGATGATGTTGATGAAAAACGAAAAAATCCAAAAGTTGAATTGTTAAAAATGAAACTAGAAATGGATGGAATTCGTAAGTCTTAAAGCCGTGTTTTGCGTATCACACTTAAGCACACTCTAAGCATAGTAAAAGAAAAAATAACATAAAGGAAAGTATGAGTAAATTAATTGAAGCTAGAGATTCAAAAACAGCTGAACTTGATGGCCTCGTAGCCGAGCTTGATGAAATGGAAGCAGGCGAAGAATTTGATTCTAAATTTGATAGATCAAAAGCTTTGCATGAAGAAATAAAAGAGCTTGACGAAAAAATCGAGGAAATTAGAGAAGCTGCAGAAACTCTTAAAGCAGTTAAAGAAAGCAGACAAGAACTTAATGTTGAAGACGAAGACTTAAGCGAAAAAGAAGCTATTGTTGAAGTCAACGAGCCAGATATGTATAGAAAAGGTGGCGACCACTCTTTTATTGCAGACGCTTGGAGATCAAAGCAAGGCGATTATAAAGCTCAAGAAAGAATCGGAAAACATCAAGATTTTGAAGCTAGAGATATTGGAACAGGAGCCTTCACAGGTTTAGTAGTTCCACAATATCTTGTAGACGAATATGCACCAATAGCAAGAGCTGGCGCAGCAGTTTATAACGCTGTACCTAAAAAGCCTCTTCCAGATTTTGGTATGAAAGTCGAAGTTTCAAGAATCACAACTGGATCAGAGGCAGCTGAACAAGCTTCTCAGAATTCAGCAGTTCAAGAAACAAATATTGACGATACCTTATTAACAGTTAATGTTGATACTGTAGCTGGTCAACAAGACGTTTCAAGACAAGCTCTTGAGCGTGGAGGTCAACCAGGATTTAGTCTTGAAAACATAATTTTTCAAGATTTAGTTGCTGCATATTATGGTAAATTAGATGAATTAATGATTGAAGGATCAGGAAGCTCTGGGCAACCGCTCGGAATCAGAAACGTTTCAGGTCAAAATACTGTAACATATACTGACGCTACTCCTACAGTTGGAGAAGCATTTCCTAAAATAGCAGACGCTGTACAAAAAGTTAATGCTAATAGGTTTGCTCCAGCAACTGCAATTATTATGCACCCTAGACGTTGGGGTTTCTTTACAGCAGGCGTAGACGGAAACTCAAGACCATTAGTATTGCCTTCAGGAAATAATCCTGACAATGCTGTAGGTATTGGTGACGCTGCTGCTTATGGAAACGTAGTTGGAAATATTCTTGGCTTGCCAGTTATAACTGACGCTAACGTAACAACAACAGATGGTGGCGGAAACGATCAAGATCAAATTTATGTTTTGAAAGTTGATGATCATATTCTGTTTGAGGACAGCTTAATGCAGTTGAAATTCGAAGAAACAAACGCTGGATCACTTACAACCAAAATGGTTGTTTATGGTTATAGTGCATTTGCTTCTGGAAGATACCCAGCTGGAATGACAAAAATTCAAGGAACAGGACTTATAACTCCTAGTTTCTAGGTAAATTATGGTTAAGGCCTGCTAGGCAACTAACAGGCCTAAACCATTAAGGAAAGATATTATGGCAAAAAATAAAGAAGAAATACAAGCTTTAAAAGATGAACTAAAAGGTTATGAGCTATATGGAAAGGCTGATCGTGCTAAAGCAGTTAAAGAAGCTATTAAAGCAGCAGGTGGAAAAGTTGAAACAAAAACTGCAAAACCTAAAGCTGAAAAAAAAGTAGAAAAGAAAAAGTAATCATGCCTAAAAATAAGTATGGTTATGGAAAAATGAAAGGGTCAAAAAGTAAAGGCCGAAAAAAAAGGAAGTAAATTCTAATGGCAATTACTAATGGCTACTGCACACAAAATCAACTTAAGGCATTTGTAGGAATTCCTACTAGTGATAGCGAAGATGATGATTTGCTTGATGACGCTGTAAATGCAGCTAGTAGACAAATTGACGCTTTTTGTGGAAGACAATTTTATCAAGATGGCGCAGCAACTGCTAGAAAATTTTTTACTGATGATCTATATAGATTAAGAGTTGATGATATATCAACTGAAACTGGTTTAGTAGTAAAGTATGATGATGATGATGACGGAACTTATGAAACTACAGTTTCGTCGGGTGATTATCAAGTTTTACCTATTAATGGAGTTGTAGGGGGAATTCAAGGAAATCCATTTTATATTATTGAATTAATTTCAGACTCAACTCATGAATGGCCCCTAGATTATTCAAGCAATAGAGCTAGAGCCGAAATAACAGCTAAATGGGGTTATGCTACAACACCTGAACAAATAAGACAAGCAACTTTAATGCTTGCTAGTGAATTATTTGCTATGAGAAATGCGCCATTGGGTGTAGCTGGAGTTGGAGATTTTGGAGTAGTTAATATTCAACAAAATAGAGAAATAACAAGAATGATTGCACCATTTCGAAAAGGTACTGTTTTAGGTGTTGCATAATGGCAACAATGGCGCAAATTAAAGACGGCCTTAAAACAACAATAAGTAACATAAGCGGCCTAAGATGTTATGACAATATTCCTGATAATGCAATAAATTTTCCTGTTGCATTTTTTATTCCAACAAATATTGAATTCGATTTAGCTATGCAAAGAGGCACAGATTTATATACTTTTGATTTGTTGGTTGCAGTTCAAAGAAGCGATTCAAGGACTGCGCAAGATAAGCTTGATGAGTTTGTAACCGGATCAGGAAGCAAAAGTATAAGACAAATAATATATAATAATAAAACTTTAGGGCTGTCTGATACAGACGCTAGAGTAGTAAATATGACAAATTACAGCGCTGATTTTAATTTAAATGGAATTGATGGAATTGGTGCTAATTTAGAAATTGAAGTTTATACGAAAGGATCAAGTTAATGGACTGTTGTGGAAGCGGCTGTTGTGGAGGAAAATAATGGCTAAATATAAAATAGTAGGTTCAAAAAAAGTTCAAGGTAAAGAGCCAGGCGAAGTTATTGAAGTAACTGATGAACAAGTTGCAAAAACATTAATGAAGGCCGGACATATAAAACCTACTAGAATTATAAAGAAACGTGCTAGAAAAAAAGATGGCACATTTATAAAAGATGATAAAAGTACGCCAGATATAAACGAGGCGTGGGAGCAAGTAGATGGCTAAGTTTGTATTTAATGATGGTAAGGTTTTTACTGGTGGCTATGATTTAAGTAGCAATGTAACATCAGT